CTTCATCATTTGTGCCTTGGTTTGAAGCTGCTTCTGAATCTGCTTCTTCTGCTCAGGAGTCATCTCCTGCTCTTCAACTTCAATAGAAGCAATATCTTCTTCGGTCAATTCATATACATCAAGAACCTCAGCACCGATTTCATCGAATGCCTCCTTCATGGCGGGGTTGATGACAATCTTATTGCTTACTTTCTTCTCTTTAATTTCTTTGGACATCTCTGTGTCCTTCTTTGGTTCCGATGAAGGAATATCAGCAATCTCACGGATCTCATCTCTCCATGAAGAATATCTCTCAGACAATCCAAGGGATTGCTTGACAGAAGCACGATCAGTAGCAGTCACACCAGAAGCACTACTCATGTAATCGTTAAATGCCTTGAAGAGGTTGCCACCTTCCTTCCTTGCCTTATAACGAATCGCTTTCGTTATCTGTCTAACACGCTGTTTAGATTCGTCAGGGGCATTACCCTGCGCCAGATCTTCTTCAGAAATCATGACCTTCTACTTTTTCTTATACTTATTTATGAATGAGCGGGCAGTTTTGCCATCATATGCTTTTCCACCTGGTTGGAGGTTCTGTCCACCATCTTCATGTCCAGGAGTCATATCAGCAGCATACTTAAAGTATCCTTTAGTTCCAATCAGTGTATTTGCCTTACCGGGAAGTCTTTCTTTCTTATCCATCTTGACTTCACTGTACTCACGGATGTCTCTAATCCATGACTTGAACATCACATTATCCTCTGTCACGCAGATGAGATAGTTAGTTCCTCTGCGGACAATCTTACCAATCAATCCTGTATTTAAATTCTCAACCAGTTGATCAATGTTGAAAATCTTACCAGTGACATAGTTCTCTCTAAGATTTCTCCAGTCAAACTTGGGAGCAATCTCCCACAAGTTCCAACCTTCCTTGATTTTCATCTTCTTGCGAAGACCCATCATCATTTTCTTGGCAGTCTTATCATCAATTGTATCAGGAACACCCTTTCTGAATGTCTCAAAATCATCAGATGCTGCCGCCTTTCTCATCTTGGATGCTGACATCCCTTCGACGCCCTCAGAGTCGGGATCTCTTTCTCCAGCAGATACAGTCTCCACACTAGAAAAATCATAGAGTTTACCATTGTAATCTCCTGAGAGTTTTTCAAACTCCTTAACCCTGTCACCACCAACCACAATTTTAACACTTGAATGTCCATCATCATACCCCTGCTTCAAAACGTCAAAGATGGTCCTAGAGTTAGGATCATTCACGATACTATCTGAATGATCTGGGAACATCTGCTTCATGATGTCCACCTTCTCATCAGGATCGTATGGATTCTTCTTATTATCCTGCGATCTGGATGGATATATTCTTAATCTCCCTTTGCCTGCTGCCTTCTTAGCAGCATCTAATAACTTTTTATGCCCAACAGTTGGTGGATTGAATCTACCAAATACAACTGTCAGAGGTCCAAGGTCTTCTTTAGGAGATCCATCTGCCCTCGCAGGCACTGGCATTCGTCTTGGACTACCATCTTCAAAACTTCCAAACTCTGACGCTTGTCCGCCTGTTTCTGGATCAGCGGTTGGTTGCTGTTGAGTTGATTCGGGTTCAGTCTTAGGGGTGGTTGCTGTTGATGTTTCATCTTCTTTCGCAGAAGGTTGTTTCTGATCTACAAATTCAAGTCGTCCGCCTTTAGTTTTAGCAGCGAGTCTACCGTTTTTATCGTACCAGTTTCCATGCCCATCGCCAGTCAGTCCACGACGCTCCGCTTGGTCGGACGCCATGGATGTTCTTGCTTCTTTTAGGAAGTTAAAAAACGACTTCATTATAGTTTATCCTCATGGAAATATTTAGTATAACTTACCAAAGGGTCCAAACTTATTACCCTTCTTAATAGCAAGGAAGACTATATCAGTCCACACCTCAAGTCTATCTTTATCGGGTTGAATGCTATAAACGGCATCTAAGAATGCCAACTGCATCAACTTTGAATTAGCAACATATGGTTCTGTCAAGAATTTGTTCTCTATATTAGTAACAAACTCCTCACTAGTGCTAACTTGCGTATCCGCATATGGTCTGATTCGGTCAAACATTCTTACATAAACACTCTTTTTCTTTCTAAATTCTTCAATATTCTTAGGATAGTTCCTGTTTGACTTATCAAAATTCTGTCCGTTATCCTTCAAGAGTTGAACAACCATATCAACCTGTGCCTTGCCGCCCCTAGCAGCACCAGCACCAATCTGTGTTGCTTCCCACTTCAGATTAGAGAAACTTTTAGAATCATTTGCCTTGATCTGGAACTTATATCCAACTCCACCAGTCTTTGTAAGTTTGACTACAGTATCCTGAGACATATTGGCATCTAATCTAATCTTAGAATCCACATTGGGGAAGTTATAATGATCTATTTCTTCTAGTGTAAGTTCTTTGACGTTGAACTCTTCCCACTCTGCCTGTCTTCCAGATACCTTTTTAAGAGAAACACCAATGACAATCTTCTTATGGAACATTTCTCTCATGATCGTATTCAATTCTTCAATCGTCTGACTACCTCTCGATCCAGCAACATTATCCTCAATAACTTTTTTCACCTTGGCAACACTGCCCTTAATGATCCACATGTCGGCAGGATCCCAGTTATCTTTCTTGGTGATACCAAACTTTTTATTGACTAGTTGAGAGATATAATCCATGAAAGAACCAGTCCCACTATGATCGAACACATCAAACTGTGCGGAACTATACAAGGAAAACATCTTCTCATGCTGTTTATGAAATACCACCATCCATTCATAATCAACAGTTGGATATACATCCCTGATGCCTTCCATCAAGACCTTATCATTCCTCATTGCTTCAACATCTTTCCAGGTCTTATTATCTTTCAACACACGCTCAAAGACATACGTTGATGCTTTCTCCTGCATCAATGTTGTCTTAGCGTCTGCTTTCTTTCCACCTAGTGGTTTATATTGAATGAGAGCACTTTTTATTTTACCTTGATTTTCAAAAGGTACAACCGTGGAAGGGAAGCTAGATCCTGGCATCTTCTTCGAGCTGTACTCAAGTTTCGCCTTATCTAGGTTCTCATTAATCTGACTGGCAAGTGCCATTCTATCAGGTGCGCTGAAGACATACTTCATACGCACACTAGATGATTCATTCTTCGTTTTGATAGAACGATCGTTTATGAACTGCTCAATAGCATTGAATACAGCAATAGGTGTATTCTTTGAAATTGCCATCAGTCACTCCAAGTGTTTACAATCTCCTGGATTCTTGCGAGTTCTGCTTCGGAGAACTGTACACTTTCTTTCTTATATTGGGGATGATCGTCCATCTTCATGCCACGCTTCTTCTCAAGACGTGCCTTACGCTCAGCAGTTCCTTTCTCAGGATTCATATCACGAACGCCTTCCTTCACGGTACAATCTTCTTTACCATGCTTGGGGCAATCTTCACCTTTGGCGTTATGAGCGCAGGTATCTTCTTTCATACCCTTCTTGCCCTTCTTATCCTTAAGGGCCTTCTTCATTGATTCCTTCTCATCACCATCACCATCAAAGTCAAGATAATCAGGTTTTGCTGCTTCGTAGACAGAAGTGTAAGCGTCTGCCCATGACTCTCTCATGGACTTTGCTTTCATGTTTGCCTTACGATACTGGAGATCTGCTCTAGCGCCAGAAGTCATGCGACCCTGACCCTGAGGTTTCTTGCTGCCACCAGCAGGATTAGGACCAGTGTTTCTAACAGCGCGACTAGAGTATGAAGCGCCACTGCCCTTGCTGTCACCTGAGACCATCTTGCCAGCATCAGAGCGGGAGTCCTGATACTCTTTCTCAGTCTGACCGTGCTTACCCTTGTAGAGTTCAAGCAGACGTGACTTCACACCAGCATAATCTTCTGCGACCAGAGCATTGTGGTTTCTTTGAACTCTCTTGTCCTGGTTAAATCTAGCAGACCAGGTTTCTTGGAGTTTCTTCGCTTCTCTATACTGAGCGAATGATTCAAGTCTGTTTGCCTTTGACTTGATACGATCAAATGTTTCAGTAAAAGCAGCAAGGATTCTAGATAACTTTCTATTTCTTCCTACGTTCTCACCTTCTTTAAGGACTTCAGAGAAAATACTTTCTACTCTCTCTAAAGTCATATCCTCACTAAACAGGGTCTCACAGACTTCTTCAGCAATTTCACGAAGGTCATTGTCAGAAAGGGTCGCAGTGTTCATTTCACTTACGAGGTTTCTCTCCGAATAATACTCTTCTTTTGCCTCAGAGTTATGGACAGCGGCATATGCTCCCATAAAGTTACGCATTGCTGAAGACATCTTCTTTACACATTACTTTTTTATATTTATATGTGTTACAGTTTTCCTCCAACAATACCATTGTTAACCACCCTTACGCTGCCTTCTGGCCATCCCTCTTGCTCGCATTTGAGGTGCCAACGTGTCATAGTAATAACACCATCTTTGGTCCCTCCTGTCAACATTTGACGACCCTCTCTTGTCATCGTTGAGTAGAGACCAAATCTGGTCTCCCACACATAGAATACATCATCAATCAATTCACTCCCTTCAGGAATCTCTGGGAATGTTTCAGGCGTCGTCGTTGTCAGCATTCTCTTCCTTTTTGTTAAATCCAAATGGTCCAGTCAGTTTCTCTTCCAGAGCAAGTTTGAGAGCAACACCACCAAGAGTTTCCATAACCTTCAGGATGTCCTCTGCTTTAGCATCCTCACCAAGTTCTTTGGCAACATACCAATACTTTGGCCAGAATGATTCACCTGCCTTTTGATAATCTTCAAGCGTCAGTAGTTTCATCAGATTGTTCCTCAGTTTGTGAATCGATTGCTTCTTGAAGTGCTGCTTCAATTTGTGTATCTAGATCGGCAATTACAGAACGAATGTCCGTAACCCTAGGTGGACAGCAAGTTGGATCGTAAGTATACATCTTGGTGTCTGTGAAAAGTGCCTCACGGACTGCTGCCGCACACCTTACATCCATTTCAATTTTAATCAAAGGTCTCCCTCCTTACGGTTTTCAGAATAGTGAACATCAAATGTGCCCTCAGGATAGCGAGCACTCAGTTTCTCAACGTTCATGGACATCAGTTCATCAAAGTCGGTGTCCAATGCCATACATGCTTGAGCAATATACCACATAATATCACCCAGTTCTTTCTTCATGTGGACGATATTTGCTTCGTCATAAGGTTTGCCTTGAAGGAAGATCTTCTTTACAATCTCAGCAAACTCACCTGCCTCAGCAGTGATACCCAAAGCAGCAGTTGTCAACTTAGGAACATCAGCACCAAGTGCTTCCAGTTCAGCGAGTCTAGTTCCCAGATCTTGAAAGTAAGTGCTGGGACGACTTGTTGTTTGAGCAACGAACTCAATATATTTTGCGGGATCGACGGTCATAGTTCTAATGGTTCTAGGTCAGATTGTGGTAAGATTTGCTGCATTGGAAGTTCTAAGTCAGGAGCAACCCTTACATACGGAACGTCCACAGTTTGTGGTGGGTGAGGGAGAAGTATCTTAGCATAGACAGCATCAGGGTACATACTCAAGATACATTCAACATCCCTCAATGTACCACAGTGTCTCTTACTCCCATTGGGAAGAGTCATCTCATAGTAATGAGGAAAGTCTGTCCTTGCTAGATCAGAATTTGAATCCTTCAAAAGACTTTCTTGGTTTCTCTTCGTACTCATACTCCTCTTGTTTGCTTTCTAGTAGGTCCTCTTGTGCTGATTGCTCACAATCATACAACCGCATCTTTGCCCTGTCAATACCCACGACAAATCTCTTGAATACAGTAAGATCATTATACCTGTTCTTCAACTGTTTTACAAGTATCTGTCCCAACTCCTCAAGCTCGTCAGTTTTAATAAGGGCAAACATAAGATCAGCAGTAGCAGGGAGACCAAAGGACTCACTAGTGTCAGTAAGCTCAACATCAGAG